GAAAAGCCACACCGTCTTTCAACAGATCATTCGTCTTATTGAGAACCTTATTAGTTTTATTTAGTCTTTTATCAAGGGTACTTAGAAACGCGTTAACCGCAGCAGCCTTAGTCATATCCGGGTCTATTTCAACCCTAATGACTACCTTCTGCTCTACAGCCATGATACGTTACTTTCTATTTATCTACGCCTACCCTTACGCGCCGCTTCCGCCTCTTTCTCTTGCTTCTCACGATCAGCGGCTATCACCATTGCACATGCTATCCGAATCATCCAATCCTCCTCGGAACAATCCAAGAGTTGAATCGGATCAGTGTGAAATACTTCCCCCAGCCGTGCGGCTGTTTCGATAACAGGAGATTCTGCTAAATCTTCTATTATCGAATCGTAGGGTTTATCTCATCAATCTCATCTCCATAACCAGCAGCATCCAAAATCGCCAATGCCGTGGCTTCCAGATGAGGATCAATCCCGTAGAAGTTGCGAATCCCATCAGGGATCGGACGAGTATCACCAGTCATTTCCAAAATCAAATCAGAGGCAAACGTCATGGCAATCCCATTTGTCGGATTTTCCACAATCTCATCGTTGATCAAAATTCCGGTACAGGTCGAACCAACCACATAACAGGCAAACCTCAAAGGATCAAATCCATCCTTGCTGTTTTCACCAGAATTCCGTCGCCATGCACGCAACTGCTGCTGAGTGACATTCGGGGAAAATCGAACCGCAACACCTTCCCGCTCAGGAACACTGATTTCGATTTCGCCTCGCTCAACCTTCTGTTCAACAACATTACGCAACTGTTCCAGAACTGAAGGCTTTGCTTCTTTCTCTACAAGTTGTTCCTTGCTATCTTCGGGAACATCATAAGAAATAGTCTTCGTTACCTTTTCATCAGCCATAATATATTTCTCCATTGGACGTTGTTATGACATCCAGATAATAACACCCCGTTACCGGGGTATCAAGTTTTAAGTTAATAACCTAAACGAAAATTAGGTAGCGGGATTCGCAGCGCCCTCTTTCAAACCACCAATAGCCAAAGTAATGCTAAAGGTCGCAGGCGCTCCAGAAGAAGCATCGCCATCAGGCTCAGTCAAACCAACAACAAGAGCCTCAGTAAAAATTCGGTTATTTGTAGAACCCGACACTACAAGATCACAATTCGTCTCTTCAATAGTGATGTTGTAATACGCACTGCCTACCCGTCCCCGCAGACCAGCAACCAATTCACCGTCACGTTCCGGATCATAATGGCGGGTCAGAGTAACGTCACCGACCTCGGCAGGAGCGCACAGCGTCTCAGGGAACTTCTTTCCACCCTCAAACACCTTCTCCACCGAAGCCGTGATCTCGCCACCAGACACCTGAGCAAAATACCCAAGGAAGTCCGGAGGAGCAGGCATACCATTAACCGTAGTACAAGGCGCAATCCTGCCGATAATCTGCCTCTGTGCAAGTTTCATCTATTCACTCCCTGTTTAGAGTACGCCAGCCGTAAGGTTGGACTTCGTGATGTTGACAGTAATCTTATCACCAACAGCCGACACCCTGACTGCAACATCGGCAGTGACTTGACCAACTGCCAACTGATTAGCAGGATTATTACTATCAGCGACAGTTACCACATAGCCATCATCTACCAATGCGCCCGATGAATCGTGGGCTGAGTACAGGCCACCAGCCTTTTTAATCGGTTCCAAAATGCCAATCAGCGAAGACCGGATGGCCGAAAACAGCCCACCCCGATTGTCGATAGTGGAGAACGTGTGACGTTCCAACTCCAACTCGGTCAGATAAACAATGTGGTTGATCGTGTCCCGTGAAGTAATGAATCGCCAATCGGATTCAGTCACAGAAGCAGAACGGGCACCATAGACACGAACACCGCCGTTAATGATTCGCAACGCATTGATGCGAGAGTTATCCAACTCGTCACCAGTTGCCTTGTCCATCGTCGTGCCTGACGGTGGGGCCAAGCCACTGACATACTTCGCCTCTGAAATAGCGCCAGCGCCAACACGCCACGGGCCTCCAACCTCGTTAGCAGCCTTGGAACGTTTCGCCTGAACATAAGCGTCAGGTGCGTTGGTAACCGTCAAACCAGCATTAGCCGGATCGGGGATCTTCACCCACGGATAATAGAAGGCCGCATAATGGGCATCGTTATCAGCATAAATCGTTGGGGAAGCACCGCTCAAAGAACTCTTGGCAGTCGTATGACTGGCAGCCTCGGTAAACGCACAAATAGCAATCCGGTCATTTAGTTTCGCGTGATCAATAAGTGCGTGCCAATAAGAGTTAGCAGTTGCAATACCGGGAATCGAAACTGAACCCGGACCAAGATCCTTGCCAATCTTTGCCAAACCCTCAATATAGTTGTCGGTTGAACTGGCATCAGTAACCAGCGTTCCATCAGCACCAGCAGACATAGCCACCGCAGATGTCGCCACCGGCAGAGTCGTGGCCCCCGACTCTTTAGCAACTGTAACCAAATGACGAGTAGGCTCTTCCGCATTAACAGCGGCGATCAAAGCATCAAGCGTGGTCAAATCGTTAGTGTGCAATACGAGTTCGTCATCAAGAAATACCTTGACACGAACACCGGAAACATCACCAGCCACAATCTGAACATCTAGATTTGCTGCCCATGCCCCAACGTCTGCGGCAGAAAATGTGGCAACTGTCGAACCGGCAGAATTAACAAAAGCACGGCTACCCGCTACAGCATCATCGGCTACAGCACGCTGAACATACAAGCGCGATCCACCCTCTTCAAAATAAGTCTGAGCGTAAGTATGCAAGTTTCCTACAACATACTTACCAAAAAACTTTGTGTACTCAGTGAGATTGCGAATCAGTTTAGGCTCAGATGTCTGACCACGTTCAGTGGTACCCACCATAAACGCCTGCGCTGAGATCGTCTCCCCAGTTCCTGATGGTCCGCTTCTAGTTGCGGTGTTAATTACGATTCCGGGCATTCCCCGCGCCTCCGTTGTTGGGCCGATGACGAACTTTGTGGACAAATCTTACATGGCTCTGAAGGTCTTTCATTGCATGTATCTGTCCGCTTTTTATATTAGCACCCATATAGGGTTATCAAGCAGAAGGTATGATGTTTCCTGAAGCAGATGAATATGCACCAGTTCCATCAGCATTTAAAGCAGCCACTCTAAACGTGTAAGAAGTCGCATTAGATAACCCCCCCACAACATGGGTCGGGTTCAAACTTGCAGTATTAGCAACAACTGTTGCCCAAGTCACTCCCTTATTCGTGGAGGCTTGAATTGTGTAACCAGTAATCGGATTAGGCCCGCCACCGTCGTAGGTCGGTGCTTTCCAACTCAGCGTCGCATTGGTGTCTCCACCTGTTCCCCCAAGCATCGTTGGGTTATTAGGAACCTTTTCCATCAAAGATTCGTTCAACACACCAGTCAGCATTACTCCCGCATTCGCACGACCGATAGATTCATACAGACTCAGTTCATACGATAAAAATGAAGCCGCAAGGAAACGTTCACCTTTTAGCAACGTTAGATCAGAAAAGTCTTCGGTAAGGGTTCCCTCATCGACTTTGATCTCACAATCTGTACCTTCCTGTGCAGCGGTACGAAGGGCAGGACGATCTAGTAGTGCATCTCGCACCACCATTGTCATATTGTCTCGGGCAACCGTTACCTCATTAGCCCCTGTGGCCCGAACCCAACAATAGGTACGCATCCGATAAATGACCTGATAAAGAGCATCCAATCCCGGTTCGTAGGAATCTTTAACAATCTGTCCGGTGGACTCCACCAATGTAATCAACGTCGGCCAGTTATCCAAAGTCAAAGGTTCAAACGTCAAATACTTAACTGGGTTCGGAAGTTCACTATCCGACAAACTCAACGTATTCCGATAGTTCAACAATCTTGTCGGCATATCAGCCGCAAGAAAATCATTTACATACTTCTTGGCCGCTGCTGGGCCTTCCATTGTTGCAACCATTAGTCAAACGCCAATGCTTTTAGTTTCTTATATTCCCTAGTGCCCTTTTGACCATACACCAAATATTCCGCCACTTCGACTCCTAAATCGTGGGCGAACCCTTTCGGGACGAACACGATCTTTCTGGCTGGCATGAACCTTGTACCCGTCTGATGAAATTCTGCATATTCTAAATCAGTTCCGAACTGGGCTGTCTTCAATCCAACATGGTTGACCCGACCAGACAGGGAGGTCAACTGACGATACAAATCGCCTTCTCTAATCATCGTAGGCAAATTGCCATACCGTCGTATTTTCCACGACTGGTATTCTAGATCTAGAGCGTTCCACTTTTTCCCAGATGCCACACCATCAGTGGCAAAATTCATCCGGTTTGCTTTTTTGATTTCGTCGCGTGCCCATTTCAACTGGGAATGGAAATTCGTTGCTCGCCTAACCATGCCCGCAAAATAGGCTCTGGTTTTTAAAACTCCACGCGCTTCGATTCTGCTCATGGTCAGGCCACCCTGACGCGACGCCACCGTTTAACTGAGTTAAGTTCGTTTTCTGTGAAACCAGTCTCCACGGGAGCGACATTGCGCGTTGTCAAGTCTTTCATACCGACCACATCATCATGAAGGTTTTGAACTTCGCGTGACGCTGCCCTAAGAATAATGAGTTTCAATGCTGATGTATTGTCTGCGGAAGCATCCAAACCAGCCGTATAATTGATAACAATTATATCATTATCCTGAACTGTGAACATATCAACGCCATATCTTCGCACCACATAATCAGTACCAACCGTTTGAGTCGTCGCGGAAGAATCACTCTGACCCTGTACGGTCAAACTAGCAACAGATACCACTGGCGACCGACGCGTATAAAGAACAAACGGCGGCTTCGTCACATCCGATACAGCGCTACTCGTCCTGTCAAGATTGTAGTCATAAAAAAAACTATATTGAGATGAGCCAGAGTAATTGGCTGGCGCTACATGCGACTCCGAAAAAGACGCAGCAGAAACAGGACGACCGATGTAATGCTCCAAGTCGGCTTCCAACCCATCAACTATCATTTGGGCAGCATCTTCTTGAACATTACTAAAAGTAATATCCATGTACTTTTTTAGATCGGCAGTAGTTACAAGAGCCATGTCGGTCTTCTAACCTCCATTAACTCCGATTCCGGTCACGACGTAGCCGACGAGCGGCAGCGGCAGCGGCACGGGCCGCAGCGCGGTTGAGCCGATCACGCCAACCCGGACGCCGACGACGAGGTCCGCGAGGTTCTACATCTCTGCCAGTGTCTGGTATGGGCATGGGCTATTTCTCCTAAAGCCATTTGTGACAAGTTAAAAAGAGTTTAGCCTATTGCATCGCTCCGCAAGGGCTAGTATGATCTGTTCATGGACGAAAGAAACGACTTTGATCGACTCATTCAGAATCTTACATCACAAGACACCGTTACAGAGCAGAAGAGGAGAGGCATTATCAAAACATTTATCAACGTAGTGGGATCTGCCGCACTGATTAGTTGCTTCGGTGGACTAATACTTCTGTGGGCTAACCACATCGTCATCAACGCTTATCCGAATTTCACTGAACTCTCCCCCGGAATTGGATACTTCAACGCCTCTAGACTCTTCTTCTGCGGGATGCTCATCTACTTCATCTTCTCGGCCCTACATGCCAACAAGGAAAAGTAATTCAAATACTTGCGCTTTATCGTGACACTTGCTATCCTGTGTGTTCACACGGATAACCTATACCTAAGATATGAGGAGGAACACCGTGAACAACATCACCGACGCGGAGCAGGTGGCCCTAAACAGGATCATGACTGCCAACCGCAACGAAGATGTAATCGAAAAAGAAGCCAAGGCTGAGGCCCGTAAGATTCGGCAGCGTCGCAAGATGACCGCCGCGTACAAGGCCCACAAGACCTTGGAGGCTCTTTACCCTGAAGAGTTCGTAAGGATTTACAACGCAGCCTTTGAGGCTTTGGGTTCGGACGAGCGTTACAGCGAATCTGTCTAACCCACGAAATCTGACAGGCTGAGGTGACATAACACATAGCCCCACTATGCGTCCCACCACAACCTAACGAGTGAACAGGGAGGACTTCGGTCCTCCCTTTTCGCGTCCCTCCATGAACCCGCTTCTTGGTGTAGGGTCTGTCTATGGTAGGAAGAACGGACAAACCCCATTTCAGCGGAATCGAATTCGCCGCCTACGAACCGGGTCCGTGTATCATCTGCGGGAATTCCTCCATGACTTGCACACCCGAAGATCACACGATTATGTTTGAAGAAAACATAGATGACGAGAACATCTTCACTGTTGAGAAGGACATCATTGAAAAACGTTGGCTCACTTCTGAACATCTAGCCAAAGTATTGATTCTTCCCGCTGGAAGCAGGATCAGCAGAGAAAAAGCAGAAGAATTAGGTCTGCTTTAACCCTTTTAGTATTTGAGGGTTGTGACATACTATGGCACCTTCTTTAAACACCTCACATTAAGCCAGAGGATCATATGCCGCTTACAAAAACTTTCCTAGACCCCTACTCTCAAAAGACACCTCCATGGGGTTTCAGTGGACTTGGATACATAGTCTATAAGCGTACTTACGCTCGTACAACTGACAAAAACACTGGTGCCACCGAAGATTGGGCACAAACTTGCCAACGAGTTATCGACGGTGCTAACGAAATTGGCGCTGAACTTTCCGATGACGAAGCCGAACGCATGTTCGACTACATGTTCAACCTTAAGGGAATGCCCGGTGGTCGAATGCTTTGGCAACTGGGAACACCCAACAATTTCCGTTTAGGTCTTGATAGCCTCTGCAACTGCTGGTTCGTGGACATCAAGGATCCTTCCGACTTTGCTTGGATGTTTGAACGACTCATGCTCGGTGGCGGAGTGGGCTTTTCTATCCTCCATCCACAGCGTTTGGGGGTCGTTCGGCAGGGCCGGGTTGACAACCATGACGTAGCCGACGCCGACTACATTGTTCCCGACAAGCGGGAAGGATGGGCAGAATGTCTATTGCGTGCAATCAAAACCTATCTCGGCTCCGAAGACGATCCGACAGAATTCTCCTACTCCACTCAACTCATTCGTCCGGCAGGCGCTCCAATCCGAACTTTCGGAGGCACAGCGTCCGGACCGGGAATCCTCGTTGAAGGAATCACAAAAATCACTGCGGTTCTGAACGATGCCGTCGGACGAAACCTGTCCTCTACCGAAGTGTTGGACATCTGCAACATAATCGGATCAGTCGTTGTCGCAGGCAACGTGCGTCGCAGCGCAGAGATCGCTCTGGGAAGCCCATACGACATTGACTTCCTTAGTGCCAAGCGATGGGACTTGGGCGATATCCCACACCATCGGGCCATGTCCAACAACAGCATCGTTACTTCTAACATCGCTGGTATCCCAGAAGTCTTCTGGGAGGGCTACCACGGCAATGGAGAACCTTACGGACTATTCAACCTTGACGCCTCCAGAAAGTATGGGCGTCGAAACGAAGTCCGTGAAGATAAAACAATCGAAGGAACTAATCCTTGCGCCGAAATTGGCCTCGCCAATCGTGAATCCTGCAACCTCGCAGAAATCATGCTGCCCAATATCGAAAGTCAAGAAGAACTGATCGACATTGCCAAATTGTTGTACAAGATTCAAAAAGCAGTGTCCGCTCTTCCCGCCCTTGACAGAGAATCGGATGAGATCACCAGCAAGAACATGCGGCTGGGACTTGGGATTACAGGCGTAACCCAATCCTTGGAAAAACTTGAATGGCTTTCCCCTGCCTATGAAGCACTTCGCGACTTCGACCGCTACTGGTCAACCTACAAAGAGTGGCCGACCTCGGTTCGACTCACAACAATCAAACCCAGCGGAACCCTAAGTCTTCTCGCCGGGGTCACCCCCGGTATTCATCCCGGCTACAGCGAACATCACATCCGCAGAGTTCGTATGGCATCCGGAGATCCCCTGCTGGACTACTGCGAACAACGCGGCTACCACATTGAATGGGTTGAAAACGACAACCGAACCAAAGTTGTTGAATTTCCTTGCGAATTTCCCAAAGAAACAATCGTTGCTGCCGACATGACGGCAATCGAACAATTGGAACTTCAATGTCGCATTCAAGAAGAATGGGCAGATAACGCTGTTTCCGTCACTGTTTACATCAAACCCGGAGAATTGGAGAGCGTCCAAGAGTTCCTTGAAAAGAACTGGTCAACGATGAAATCCGTCTCTTTCCTGCTGCACAACGAACACGGATTCGATCAAGCACCTCTTGAAGAGATCACTAAACAGCAGTACGAAGAAATGCTTCTAGGAATAAATAACAAGAATGTTCTAGTAGGAGCAGGAGTCAGTGAATTACTTAATGATGATTGCGCTACCGGAGCCTGTCCCATAAGATAGTATTTCTCAATGGACCCACTTCATACACTCTCTCTTGATGAAGTAACTGCCGCCCTCCACGCCGCCATCGACAATGGAGCATGGTTACGCGAGGAAGGCATTTGCGGACACTGCTATAATTGTGGAGATGTATATTTGGCGAGTCGTAACATTTTTTCGTTCCATGACGAATTCCAAATCGCCGCCGTGTGCATGGAATGTCTAGTACATCGCTCCCTATGGAACACATACCTAGAAACCTCCGTGTAGAGGTCTATCGAAACCTGCACAAAGACTGTTACAGCGTCCGTGCCCTGAGTGGTGAAGACAAAGGTCGCGTCATTGATCATGTCCAATCAATCACGCTACGAGATGTCTCGTTTGTCGTTCAGCCCGCTGGCAGGAATCGTGTCCTAGAGGAAAAACGTAAAAACGTTCACGCCTTTGTTCGTGGGACAATCACTGACGCTCCAGTCAAACACGGCATGTCGGTCAGATACGACCCATATCTAAATGACGCCTTTATCGTCACCCGACCTATGTGGGCCAAGTGGTATGACGAAATCATTCGGAAAGCCCCTCTAGCCCACCTTTCCTTTCTAGATGATGGACATTCCCATATCGAAGTTTCGATCTAGTAACGAGAAAGCCCCCCGGATTACTCCGGGGGGCTTCTCTATGTCCTGTATTTCAGTCAGTCTCTAGGACTCACTCCATTCGGTTTAGGAAGGAGCGGCGTCGAAGGTGACCTTAACGAACGACTCAGGACGCTTCACCGCAAGGGCGAGGCGCTGCTCGGCCAACACCACAATGGCGTTACGCACGAAGAAGTCGCTGTGCTGCTCGGAGACACGGATTGTGGCCTCCTCACGGTCATACAACTGGGCACCCTGACCGAACGAACCGATAAGGGCTGTGCCCGAAGCGATTGCGGGGGTGTCCACGACCGGGATCCGCCAAACACGGGCCTCTGCACCCTGAACGATGGAAACTGCCATCAGGTACTGACCATTGGAATCCTTGGTCAGTTCGATGTCTTCCCAGTCGTTCGGGTTGAGGATCACGCCCGACGGCTCGTAGTAGGCGAGGAACGACAGAGTCGCTGCACGCCGGATTGCATCAGCCTTGGTGTCTGCAACTGGTGTAGTTGCACCTGCGGACCATGAGTAGGTCTGAATACCGGAGGTGTTCAGAATACCCGTGAGGTCTTCGCTGGTACCGGCACCCGAAAGGATCTGATGATCCTCATGGAGCCTAAGGCCGTAAAGGAGTTCGTTGTCGATGATCGACCGCAACTGCGGCTCATCGGCAAGAACGTTGCGGTGGGCTGCTTCCCAGTGAGCGATGGTCCGAACCGGAGCCTGCTCGCCCACGAACGTCATCGTCGTCTGCGGCTTAGCGCCGAAGGCCGAAGAAACACGCTCAGGAACGGTGCTGGCAGCGTTCGTGAATCCGCTCATGCGGAAATACTCAATAACCGCTGAGTTGGTGCGCCGGGTCGGGAAGAGATCCCGAACTCGGGTCCGACGGTGCTGCTGAGTTACGATTGGGTCACGGGTAATCGTGCCAAACGCGCTCGGCGTACCGGTCGGAAGCGCCGAATACATGTCCTTGACTTCCTGACCTTCGTAAAGGTTCTTGACATTGTAAGGACTATCCATCGTGCCAGAGCCACGAACCATCATTGACTTGAACTCCTCAGAGTCAACAAATGCTTCGCCAAGGCTCTTCACGCCAGTCGGAATGGTGACCGAAGCCAGCGTTCCTGCCTGATCAGCGTTAGCAACCGCAGCAAGCGATTCCGCCGGAGCCTCTGTGCCCCAATCCGAAACCCGCTGCATGTCTTCCATGGAATCAATCAAGGACTTAATCTCCTTGATCTCTGCCATGTTGGTATCAAACGCAGACTTGCGCTCGGAGTCGATGATAATTGTACCATCCTCCGTGCGGAAGGAATCCGCGATCTCGTTGTTGGCTGTCATCTTCTCGCGCAATGCGCCCTGAAGTTCTGTCAGCCGACTCTCGTCAAATGCCATAGTCGTAACTCCTGTTCGACATAGTTGAATGGTTTTGATGTCAGTCGGCTTAGGTAAGCACCACAACCGATTTGAACAGTAGTTAGTTTAGATTACGTTATTACAAGATCATTGCAACTGCTATAGGTAGTTGCTCAAGAATCTTTCCAAGTGTCCGGAAGTAGATCAGTCCTACCCAATGCCCTAGCGCGTTTTTTGATATGTTTTTTCGCAGCAGGTTTATTTTTTGCTCTACCGAAGGCTTGTATAGCATTTCGCAAATCACCGACATCACGAATCGGGTAAGAACCATCCTTCATGGCTATACCTTGCTTAGCATACTCGCGACGCTTGCCAGTTGTATAGAGGCGCTTAGACGCGACTAGCCCCCCACCAGCCAATGTCTCTACACCACGGATACCCCTGCCCCCTAAGGGTTCCCAATTACTCTGCCGGACATTCGGCAAGTCAATGATCCGCTTACGCCGTTTCATCGTGGGAGCGTCTATGACAAGGCGTGTCTTGTTCGGAGAGTTACGGGCGGCACTGAATTCTTCCATTGTCTCACACGGCATCCATCGACCGATCCCATGCTGGTGTGCCCCCGAACAGCCCATGTTGAGGGCTGCTGCTTCGGCTTCTTCCCGTGTTGGAAAGATCAGTTTTTCGTCCGCAGCGTTGGCCTTCATCTCGCAGGAACGACAACAAGACTTCTTCTCTTTCCCGTCGCGTGCCTCGCGGTAGGCGGCAGAACCCTTCTTGATCAGAATCCTCAGTAATTCGTCTGATTCGCACAAGCCCCAACCGTCGCCCTTGCGGTGAGCGCCGGTACATCCCAACATCTTTCCGACCTTGAGTGCTTGCCTCTTCGATGGAAGGACAGTATCTGCGATAGGATCTTTAGCCATAGGCACTACTGTAACATCCATCGAATCGTTGCGTAGAAACAACAACTAACATAAGATGAGAGCATGATCCACATCACCGGAACATTCAAAGAAGGCTGGTATTCGGCAGAAGCCACTACAGGGGGCGCTTTTGACTACACCTATACGGAAGAAACTGGCTGGTCTGAAGATCCCAATCACGCATCAACACAGTTGGAAGCGCTTTCTTCCGTTGTCATGACATGGGGCGATGTCGGTGTCCCACCCGGTAGTGGACATAAGCCCTCTTTCGATGAGCCACCAGAGATACGCATCTTTCGTACCATCGACGCTTATCTCAGCGAATTCTGCGAAGTCCTAAACATTGATACAGATTTATTTGATGACGCCGAAACAGGCGACGGTCCCGGCGAAGAAGTTATCCATTAAACGCCAACCAGCATTGCCAAAACGTGACCGATCCAAGAACTGCTTCGATCTTCCGCTAAGGCATCCGCTAGCGTATACTCCTGAGGTATTCCATTAGCATCTCTCTGCTGATCTTTGGGACGGTGTCCGGCACCAACCTTCCCTCCAAGCAAAAGTTCTACACCTGTAGAACTTACCTCTATTCTTAGATCACCACGCCGTGACTTATAGGCTTTACCCATGTAAGGCAAAGAAAAGTGATCTTCAATAGCAGACTCACTACCCATACCAGTCCTACCTAGAATTGTATTGAAGGTTCGCTTTCTAAACTTCGGAGATCTTGCTTCTGCCTCAGTAGCAGGAGTTTGCCTTCGCCGTGCAAACGCATCATCCTGCAACAGCAAGAATACGTTTACGGACTGAATCCTGTGGACTATTTCATGACCACCATCTGTAATAGTGAAATCCTTTCTAGTGATATCTATAGCGCCGTCACTAGTGCCTACACCTTCAGGCATGGCAGCCTCAAGGCCAAGTGTTGTCTTACTACCAAACGAAGCACGGTCCAGATCTTGCTTATACAGAACAACTCTGCCGGATGAATTGCTAAGGTCAATCCAATCATCTGGCAACAACAGGGCAGCGGCTGCCTCAATCTCATTGGCTGCTGCCTGCTGTTCTGAAGGATTCAATTGATACTTTCGTCCCCGACTTGTTATAGGAGGCTCCCATTTTAACGATCCTCCGTCCGCTGCGGTGCCGAACGATACGGGCACATCTGTAATTACCCGGAACTTTCTGATCAAGCCAGCAACGACTTCTGTCTCAGTCAACGGCATTTGAACATCAATAACTCCATCCAACGCCAAATGTCTGAGATCTCCCTCTTCAGCCGACTTAAACAGCGCTAACTTGACTCCAGCATCAAACATTTCTCTAGCGGATGCTTCGTCGGCTGCTCCAATCTTCCCAAAAAGTGCTGTCGCCATATCCCTATGGAGTCTTGCGCCCGGACCTGATCGGGATGCTGCTAATCCCGCTGTCGCGTGCTTCCTGTAACCCTTTGCCAAGTCAGCAGGAAGGCTCTTAAGATTATTAACAAAAGTCGCTTCGTCAATAGCGCCGCTACTCAGTTGCCTAGCGTAAGCCTGAATTATACCCTGAATAAGCAAATCGGGATTATGGAGCATATTCTGCGGAACAAAACCAACATCAAGATCTTCAACTATGAGACGACCAATTTCGCCCATACCCTTACCAACATTCGGAGCGCCTATAGTTATCCGCAACAAGTCAGCACTATGCATACGACCGTACCCATCCGGCGACCAGAGATCGTCCATGAATGAATTTCGCGTATTCATGGCATCAATACCGGTAGGAGGACCACCCATCGGCAGTATCAAATTCAGAAGGAAAGGATCAGCCGTACCGCCTAATTCTTCACTACCCATTCGTTTTATCTGACGATCCAATTCGGCTCTCATCGCCTCCCCAAGCGGAGCCGCAAAATTTACTTCTAGTTCTGACATTGCTTCGGCTACCTGTTCATCAGTAACCACTGTTCCATCTGCTTGCATCTTGTCCTGCATACGTTTAACTGCCAACGCTACTATTCCCGAAGGAATGTCCCGATTGTCGAAGTCATCATAAAAGTCCATCCTTGACCAATTGGGATCGTAAGGAACATTA